CGTGCATAGACATATATCTATATTTGTTAATTAACTCAGAATCAGTTTTAAAAGTATTGTCAAAATTAAAATAAGAACCAGAAAAATTGGCAGAATTAACTACTACCGCATTTTCTGGTTGCTCTTCCGTCTTTTGAACAAAGGATTTTAATTCTTTCTTCTTTGTTTTGCCTAATGTAAATCCAAACAATTTCATTATATATTCACCTTATTAAAATATCACAATTCTATGGAGACGGCTGATCTGGATCCGCTGTGTCATCATTTTCTTCCGGGGGTTTTGTCGGCATCATCGCTTCAATTTTTTTTTCATTGTGAACTACCTCATGCCAATTATAAGCAAATGTCACTGTATACTCAGATACCGAATCATTGTTATCCCATGACATCTCAACTGGACCAATTTCAATTGGAAATGCTTCTATTAACTTATACCCAACCTTACCTGTCATTGCCGCACCTAGTTGCACTATATTAACCGTTCCTTTATGGTTGTTAGAAGATGATATAGCGTCTCCGGCGGAACAACACTTTTCTTGCCACTCAATAAAAAAACGTCTCCAAGCATGAGTATCTTCTAAATATAATGACATTTGCCAAGTATCATACGTCCTAACACCAACACCTTTAAATGTTCTCCCTAGATATGCACCATCAATTGACGTAATAGTATCTTGTGGTATAGAGCAACTTTTCACATACCTATGCAGAGTTTTTAGTTCTAATTTTGATATATCTGTTGCCATGTTGGACGCCCACGCTGCTTGTGATTTGTTGCCAGTACTATCATTGCTAACTCTTGGTTTTTCATTCGCAGTATTTGACAACCAGTTCATCGTCACCAAAAACAAATTAGGTCTAGCTAATTGTTTCCCACTAGATGCAACAGCTGATTTAAAATCAGAAATATTAAATGTCATATTAAAACTCCCTCAAGACTATAAATCGCCAGCAGTTGCTTCCCAAAAATTATAAGCAAATGTAACCGTATATTCTTCCACAGTATCGTTAGAATCCCACGATAACTCAATTGATCCAATTTCAGTCGGAAACAACCCAGAAAAAGTATATGTTCTACCTTTTCCGCCATCTAGTCCAAGTTGAACCACTTTAGCACCGACAGGGGTAAATAAAGTGTTACTTTTGTTAGTTTTTGCGTCATTCATATTACTATGCATAGTTTCAAGCTTGTCTCTCACCGTAAATTTTTCATCATTATATATAGTAACAGTCCAATCTTCATATGTCCGATTGCCTTGTACTTTTATAACACGTCCCATATATGGGACATCAACTGATGCGATTGTTGATGCTGGTATTGATGCACCCTTGCAGTAAAAAGTATAGTCTAATTCGTCAGATATAGTGACTTCAAATAAATTAGGTCTTGCAGCATCTGCGAAATTATTTTTAAAATTATCAATATTCATCTTGTTTCTCCTTTAAGTATCTATTATCTATTACCAACAACTTCACTAAATTCTACGCCACTTCTTACAGCAACAAAATTCAATCGAATATAGTTAATAGATCTGGTTGGTTTTATATAAATATCACCAACAAATTGTCCAGCATCTACCACATTTGGTGGATTATTAGTTTCATCACAAATTATTGAATAGTCATGAACACCTTGTCTGGATTTAACTGTAGACAAAAATGGTTCAACCATTGACACGAATTGTCCCCGTGTAAATGTATCATTAAATTCAAACAAAGTATATGTTGATGCATTAGAAATTATTCTCTCAAGAACTATAAATAATTTTCTAACATTTATTCTATCAAATGCAGATGGTCTTGACATAAATGTTTTATCACCATATAATATAGTTCCTTGTCCTGGGAATGATACTATTGGATTAATTGATTTTAAATACAATTTATCTCTATCCTCTTTAGTAAATTCTGTATATAATTTCACTACATTTTTAATACCACCTCTATTAAATCCTGCTGGGGAAAACCATGGATCATTCTCAGTATCAGTTCTGGCAAAAACACCAGCAACATCACCACAAAATGGTACCCAACGATATTTATCATTGTACACATCATATTGTCGTTTATAATTCGAATCTGCAAATGCATAAGAAGTTGACACACCAACGCTGTCATACCATTGAGTAATATCACTTATATTTTTATTTTTATAAACATCTTCAGGAGCAGAAAAAATAGTAACACAATCTTCCCTAGCTATCGATAATTCAATACTATGACGAATAACATCAGTATAATCGGAAGTTCCTAAATGATATCCACCACTCAATATTAATGAGATATCAACTTTTTCTTTATTTGAAATCGCATCAAAACTTTCTATTAACTCGCTTCTTGTTGGTGTAAAAGAAGTACCACCAGATAAAATATATGAAGTATTAGAAATATCTAATCCCATATAAACTTCTTGAGTATATCCATCAACTGTAAGTAAATCATTTTTCCATATAGATACATTTGTTCCTGCTGTTGGTTCTTTATATCCATCTGGTACTTGTAATGCGAACACATAAGATGAATTCTGATTAATATAATCCATCCAATTTCTATTTTCAGTACCAGGTTCGACTTGTGATTTGGTTAGATTATCAAACACTTCATAATTTTCTACTTTATTTTGTTTTTCATCTTCAAACAATTCAATAATAACAGACAAACTATTATCATCAAGTGGAAGTACTGACAACGAATTAGAAAGTGGATTTAAACTATAAGTACTACTATCTAACATAGTAACTTTTAATCTATTACCATATGCACCAGGATATCTTGCAGCGAACACACCCTTTCTATCTGTATTGTTTTCAGCATATGAAACTGCTTCGTCTGTATCTAGTATTTGTAAAGCTTCTGAATCCACAAAACTGTAAGGCACACCTTCAACTAACATTGATAGTTTCTCACTTACCGCAAAATTACTTATCCATCTACTTGCAGAATTGTTACCGTCGAAACCTAAATATAGATTTGAATATGTTGAACCACTTATTGGAGTTATTCTATAATCTACTCCTTCTACTAATAATTGACCAGTAGTTCCGGATACTTGATCTGTTGATACGGAAGAACCTAAGAAAAAATTTATCGATTGTCCATTTCTATTAAATTCGTTATATAATCTAAATGTGGTTCTAGGTGATAACTCTATTGTTATATCATCAATCGTATTTGATGGTTCAAATGACAAAGACAGTGACATAGTGTTTACAAAACTGTTAGTTGAATGAAATCCAATAAGTGTCGCAAATATATCTTTGGTAACTGTATCACCGCCGCTATTTAAAACAGGTGATCCAAAATCAAAATCTAAACCTGAAGATAAGGTGGTGCTGTCGGTAGTAACAGACAACGGTATTCTAAAATCACCTGACCCACCATCATCACCAACACCACGAACAACAAGAAAATTAACACCCGGTGTTGCAAGTATATTATAACCATTTTCAAACAGTGCTAGTCGGGCAGCATTTGTTGAAAACCAATGATTTACACTAGCTTGCAAAAAATCCACATAAGTTTGAGAACCATAAGCAGCCATGCTGTCACCCACAAGACCCTTAAGAGTAGTCCAAGCTAAATCTAATGTAGCATGATTTAATCCAAATAATTCATCAAATGCAACCACAGATGTATCTAAGACAAATGAAGGTGATATTTCAAGTGGGGATATTCCAAAGGTAATATCCTTACCAAAGGTAAAATTTGTTGAAGTCTCATCCGGATTGCCTGAATGTATCCATTCATAATTACGATGAGTGGACGGTATCGAGATTGTCTGACTACCAACCACCAACTTTAAATCTATCATATCCTCTATTGGTGTCCAACCAAGATTAGTATCTGTCGCTGCACCAGTATAATTACCCGTCCAATCACTAGGTATATGTGTGTTGGCAGATAGAAATACATTTGAGGAAACCGTCGCAGTTAATTGTTCTTCAGAGCTTGTCGATGTAGCAGTACCGACAGACAACATTCCTAATGGAAATGTACCACCCGTTTGCCAATCTTTTGCTGATTGTGGAACACTATTACTTCTATTAACAAATGTAGATTCTGTAGTTGGTAATGTGGAATATTTAGCTAAAATATCACTTCTAGTTGATACTGTACCTGAAATTGCGTTCATAGAAAACTCACTAACTGAACGAACTACACGTAAACTTTGTGCGTAATTTAAAAAATTACTTGCTGTGAAAAATGGTTTATAATTGAATTCATTTGGTTTACTAAACACTAATTTTAGTTCATCTACAGTTGTAACTGTAATTGCCTCATTAACTGGACCCCAACCAAAATCACCAACCATAGCAGCTGGTGTTGTTGCTGATTGTGGGACAGATGTGCTGAAATCAAACTCTCTTACATTTATTCCTGGACTGACTTGAAATGACATTATTCGTCTCCTTTTTATTATTAATGGATATTTATCATAGATATAAATATTTATAATATTTCATATTTCTATCCCCATATATCACCATTTTTATCTACTGTTATTTCTTTAGGTTGTGTATTATTTATAAAACCAAACGGTAACAGT